TTTTAGTACTCATTCGTGATGTTGAACAATAATAATAATCACTCTCATCTTTAACACCGTTAATCAAAAAATTATTGTTATACAATGGAAATAAAGAACATTTCCCATAAATATCACCATTATCACTTGGTATAAAATGTTTACATTCAATGCATATTTTTGGTTTTACTTTGCCCATGGAAGAAATTTCGGAAATGCTAGAAAAAAGAATTGCTAGAATAATGACTTTCATTATTATACATTGTTATTTACACATCTATTTATTTGGTTTTACAAATATGTATCCTTTCCCAATACAATAATAGATTGTGGAGAATGAAGTGTGAGGATTATTTATCCTCCTCCGCCATGCCTCAGCCTCCTTTCATGCAATGTTTACATGCTCGACGCTTAATACTATGATGTATTTTTTTTCCGAATTTGTAAGACACTCGGTGTTTTCGGGGGGTTTTGTTTCTTTTTCGAAGCGATTTTTTTGCAAAATAGCGAGAACTCTTCATATATATTATTCTATATTATTTATTTTGCATATAATTTATTACACTACCCGTAACTCGTTATTAAAATGTATTGTTTTACATTTATATGTGTTACAAATATCTAATAAACATTCATTTGCATAAGAAATAATGGCATCCATTTCGTGTATAATTGTAAAATCCTCTTTCCATGAAGATTTATTAAATTCGTCGTAAAATCGGAATATAATATCACTACATGTATCATGAACCAATTGTAATATATTACGAATTTCTAAATTCTTTTGGTGTTTTTTCTCGTGTTGTTGAATGAGCAATTTGAAATTGGCTTCGTCAATCATATTCCGCATGTATTTTATACGCAATTGTTGGTTGTTCTCCACATAATTATATCGATAACGTATAATTTCATTGAAACGCAAATGTACAATGGATTGACAATAAATACTGAGTTTGTGCATCATATCTTTTGTGTGTGTAGTTTCGCGATAGCCTTTCAGTTTTTTACTATTCATTTCCGAATAAAAATCGCGGAATGTATGATGTGTAATTTGTCGATTATTGCATCCTCCAGGTACATCCCCCGGATTGCGTGGAACAACACCATTGTTTGTGCGTCGCAACCACTCATAATAATGAGGATTGTGTACTTGGGTTTGGATTCGACCTGTTCGCCAACTGAATGCGGTATGACAATCGGTACACCACATTTGGTCACAGTTGCTAACTAATGTATTGTCTAACAATAAGAATTTGTTGTTTTCTTCCAATTTCCACCCATAATAAACTCCTTTTCCAATAGGAATGACGTGAACATTGTTATATTTGATTGTATGTGGCATTATGCATTGTACTCCAAACCAAGTTTGTTTTAATTCACTTGAACACAAATTATAATCTTCCACTGAAATTACAATTTCCATATTGTTTTCATTGTATAACACCAAATTATGTTTGCTATTTACCACATAAGATGACGGCAAAATATCAATGGGATTATTGCAAAATGTATTGTAATCACAACAACATAGGGTTTCGCATTTGCACTCCCAATCATCTTTACAGTTTATGTAATTTATATAGTCCTCTTTTTTGCATGTATAACAATTCGCAGGTCTAGTGTTAGACACATGGATGCTATTTTCGTCAATGATTTCAATACGGGATTGTCGAATTTCGTATAATTCGTCTTCGCCAGAACATAATTGAATTACACAACGGGGTAACCCATCAGGTCCCACTAAAATATCCCCCACATCAATTTCTTGTGACATTTTTACACTTCCATTATAGAGCGGAATGGGAATATTGGGACCAAAACAGCCGTCGATTTTGAATATTCCAATACCGCAATTCGGACAACATTTGGTATCGGTAGCCAATAATTCCGCTGTGGCGACGTTGTTTGGATTGCATGTATGAGGGTCATCGCGAACCAAACCCTTGATTTCGTGACATGTAGGACACGCCCATTTTTCGCAAATACCACATTTCCATTGTGTGGTCAAAAATCCTCTGCAATTTTCGTCAGGACATGCGCGAACGAATGTGCGACGTTCTGCGGGTTGTTCTCCATTTGAAGTTCTTGTAATAATCCAATATTCGTTGTTCAGATTTTGCATTTCATGGCGTAATATATCGATTTGGTTTTTGAGGTCAATGTTTTTCTTAACAATGTTCTCTTTACGTACTTCGTTTTCCACCAATACTTGTGTGGCGGGTAACAAGGCTCGTTCTTGATCAAAGAGAACATTTTCGCGATGTTTTTTGTATTCGTTAGTTATAAATTCGCGTGTAAATACGGAGTTCATAAATTTGCGAGTCCATTCTTGCTGACAATCATTATTCATACATTTGGGAATTGTTTGATTCAATAAATAGGTTTTGCAACAAGTACGACAGGCTTTGAATTCGCAATACGGACATTGTATTGGCAAATGAGTGGTTACATTGAACTTTTCAGTACAAATAGTGCAAAATGGTACTTGTTTTTTTTCACGTTTCGCGCGAACTACAGTTTGGGTGGTATTTTCGTGATTGGTTTGCATGTTATGTTTTGAAATAATAGAACTATAGTATACATATATTAACTTTTATATTTATTCATAATCAATTTTGTAAATAAAATTCAAAAAATTGATTTATTTTGTCGAATCAAAATCCATTTATATAATCATTCACATGATGCTTACACGTAATCGCGCAAAACTTTTGAATATTGAAGTGGCAAACCCTATACCATTTCCCGAGAAAAAAAAGAAACAATCACACTCCAGAATGGTAACCTTTGGTGAGAACATTGAAATTATAGAATATTGTCTCTCTTCTCATAAGTCCTTATATGAAGTGAATATTGATTTCGACGAGGCGCACGAGGCATGGATGGCCAATAAAATCAAACAAAAAAATGGGTGTTACAAATACAGAAAACATCCAAAGAAACTATTAAAATAGGTATTACACCTTTTGCATATAATCCTGACATTCGTGAATAAAATCACAATCGACCTTTGTTTCTTTGTCTCCAAATTTATCTTTTAATAATGCAAGTACAATAAAATTCAATTCTTCACTAGATGCATGGAGAACATATATTTCACCTGTTTTAATATTAAATAATTTGAATTCGCGAATATTTTCCAAGTTCTCAATGTCTTCTACACATAAACGCCATAACCATGCATAAATGACTACTTGTAAAAAATGATCATTCGATAATGTATTTACACATTTAATTTCCCATACACAATCCTCTGTTATTAAATCGACACGCGCGTTAAAATAAAATTCGTCATCTGGAAAAAAGAAAGATAAATACTCATTTATTTTTTTAGTGCGTTCACTAAAAACAGAACATACAATGGTTTCTTCAATCTTATAGTTGTGTATAAGCAATTCATTAGTAGCGGCGTTTTCTATTCTGGGAATACATTCCTTCCCAAGTACTTCATACATGCGTTGAAAACATTCTTTCATAATGTCTGTGCGAATCCATGTATATTCATCCACTGGAATTTGTTTGTATTTAAAATACAATTTTTCTTTTACAGCCACGTATAAATTGGCAAGACGCAAATATTCACTAATAGTATTACATGTTGTATTCAATTCATGCCGACATTTCTTCAAATATTCGTGTTCATGTTCTTCCAAATTGGCCAAATCATCGTCAATAAGAGTTCTTAATGTAGCCCCTCCCTTGGCACACTGCATTCCAATGTGCGGAACAGAATCTTGCACACTACATTCTTGTAATTTCTCGAAAAATACAATCGGAATGGTAATGCCGTTCAAATCGCATACATCTTCATACAAATTATTAGATGTATTGATTATTGTAGGTATGTCAATATTGGGCAAATTGTCTGGACTAATTCTCAAAAAAATAGACTCCAAAATGGGATTAATTTCTTCCAATACAGATTCCGAAATAAATTGTATTAATTTTGTAGGGGTAATGTTGTGCCAAGTCGGTTTTGGGTCTTTAATATCTTCATTATCGGGTTTTCGGTATGCAGGAATACCTTGGAAATCAATATAATCCATAGTTTTAAGTTGATGATGGTTTAATTTCAAAAATTTCAATTGACTGTTAGCCCCATCGCGAGGTTCATTTTCAATAACAACTAATTGTGTTGTCGCCCGCGTACATGCCACATATAATGTATTGGGGCATATATAAGGGTCTAACCCCCGTGCATGAAATCGGAAATAACTGTGATCGAATCCCATAACAAATACGTGTTTACGTTGGCGTCCCTTCACTGCATGAAACGTGGCAAATACCACCTTGTTTTTGATTACTTTTTCGTCGATTTTGTCCGAAGATTCAATTGTGGGAACATGGCATGGAATACCTCGTAAGACCAAATAGTTCTCCATTTGTCGAATATGACTGTTTTCGCCTTTTACAGATGCACCCAATACCAATATATCGTCATAATTCGCACCCTTTATAATGAGATTTTCAATAACATGTGCAATATAAATTTGTGTAATGCTTTTTTTCCTGCGCAAATAAACTACTTTTGGACCATCTTTGCACGCAAGTAGACGTTCTTCCCCTAACATGATATCATTTACAAAATTCGCCATTTGACGTGTAATACGATACGATGTTCTCAACGTACATTTATGAAATGTTTTCGATTGTAATAAACAAAATCTAGACCATATTTTATCTGCGCATGTTAAAAATCGTATATCGGCACCTTTAAACTCATATAAGCCTTGCATATAATCCCCTAATATGAGTAATTGAATGTTCTGATTGCAATCTTTACAAAATTTAATGAGTAACTTAAAATATAAAAATGTCATGTCTTGGGATTCGTCAATGACGAGAACATTTATTTTCGGAGGTTCCCCCATCATGGGAACATTATTGGTAATGAGTTTTCGTATTACAGAATCTACAAATGATTTTTTGTCATAATATTTGACGGCCAATGCATGAAATGTATAGACTTTTATGTTCTCCAATTCCAGGTCTTTTACTTTGCTTCGCGTTTCTTCACATAACATTGAATTATATGTAATGAGTGTAAATTGAGAATGAGGCATGTTCTTGGCAATCGATAATATGGTTGTACTTTTCCCGGAACCCGCACATGCGTCCACAATGACATTGTTTCCTTCACACATATAATGGTATATTTTCTCTTGTTCTTCACTCATAGGATCTAATTTGTATTTTTTTGGACTAGATGGAGACTCATAATACATCTCCATAATTATGTGGTCTTTAATTATAAATTCAAATTAAGTTATAATTAAAAATTCCTTTTATATATTTGTTTGTATTGTATTTGAGAACATAGCCCCTATTATGCAAATAAATCGAGAAATTCGCTTTTATCCAGGATTTCTGTTTGTCTATATATTCATTAACGGAATGTAAGTGCAACAAATGTCATGGTAAGTATTCCTAATACCAAAGAAAGATGATAATAAAATTGCATATTGTTATACATTTTTAACCATGCAAGTGTTTGTTCTTTGTTCTCCACATGTTCTAACATATGATGACTTTTGGGACTCAAAATATAATAAAAATAATTTACTAAAAAGGAAGTGGACACAATAATACAAACCAATGTTGTGGGAGTCAATTTTGCATTAGTTTT